TTGATTTTGACTATCAGTAGCTTCTCTTAAATTTTCTATAAGATTGTTTGACGGGTTTCCATCAACATGATCTATTAATTTAGGCAAATATCCATAGTGCATTAAAAAAATAATCCTGTGAGCCCTATAAAGCTTTCCACCCAAAATAACTCTAATGTACCCATTAGTTGTCATGGTTCCTGCAATGTCGCCAATTTTGACTCTTTCAGCAGTTTTTTTAGCCCAATGCAAATTTCCATTTTTATAAAAAAAATTTTCTTGAGCTTGGCTTAAAAGTTTTAAATCATTCATTTTAGCCACCAAAAGCCACGTTATTTGTGACTCCATCCGTATCTATAATTTGAATTTGTCCAGCCAAAGAACGATTTTGGAAGGACGTAAAAGTTGCTTGAGCTGCAGCCACGTCAGGAACTGTCAAAGCTGCATCCTGAAGTTGCTCAGCAACGTACTGCAAAGGAGGAAATTCCCCAAGAATTTGTTGCCAATAGGGTATTCCCTGAGTAGTGTCGTACCAGCATTCTCCTAAAAATGTACGAGTCGCTGAAGCAACGTCTTGCGCTATTGCGTAAGGTGCGCCAGCTAATGCAATATTTCCATTGACATCGAGAACCAAGTCCCAAGCAGTTTGATCTAGCAGTAAGGTATTGTGAATTATCGTCATACTGTTCTCGCAAACTTACCATGAAATTTGTTTCTAGCCTCTAAAATAACCAATTCTGCCAATTCTATATCTTTAAACAATCCAAAGTAAGTAGACTTTCCTGAGACACGAAGCTGAACTTGCCATGATTTTCTTTGTTTATGCCAGCTAACACCTTTAATACCTGAAGTATTTGATGATGGAATTTTGACATTGCACATATTTTGAGAAGTCGTGGCTGCTCTTAAATTTTCAATTCTATTATTTAGCTTATTACCATCAATATGATCTACATTTTTTGGAAAAAACCCATTAAACATCATAAAAATAAGTCTATGAATTTGATAGGTTTTGCCAAAAACTTGAACCTTTTTATAGATTCCTTTTGAAGATCCAGCCATATCGCCAATATTTGTACGAACTGAAGGCTTTATTTTCCAATAAAGCTCTCCTTCACGATATTCAAAGGTATTTTTTAATAGATCCTGATTCACACTGGAGTTCCTGTTTGACCGCCACCTGTTTGTACGCCACCATGTTTATGAGTATGCAAACTTGTACCCGCAGCCGTAACGTCACCCGTTACAGTCATTGAGCCACCGAATGTAGCATTTCCTGAATACGATCCACTGCCTTGTTGTACCGCACCATTTAAGACAATATTTGGAGCGTTTATTGTGCAAGCAGACGAAGCGTCAATTTCCACATTAGGTGCGTTTATTGTAACCTTGGTGGGAGAAAGTATGGTAATTCCTGAGCTATTAAATTGTATGTATTGACTAGGTGCTTGTCCAATAATGGTCATCAAATAAACCATATCAGACATATCATTTTTACGATTAGATCCGGGAGCAGCAACTGCTCCAGTAGCTTTTACCGTTGAAATGTCTCTATCGCAAACCGTACCTATGCCAATGTCACCGACAACTGGATCAAGAATTACGCCATTCGATCCACCTTGAATTCGCATATATGGGACATTGTGAATAATTCCATGCGCCCAAGCTTGACCATTACCGTCAACTGCGCTGACTAAGGGCTGAACGTCAACATGACCAATAGCCGAAACTCCACCGTTATTTGTAACGGCAACAACTTTTACTGGAATTGCAGTTCTAAGACCCGATAAAGCAGACCGGACAATAAAGTCCATCCGTCCTACGTCCGAAGCATTATCTGCGGGAACGTGGTTAGTCTGAATAGGTTGATTAGTTGACTGGGACATTGATCGCAGGGCTTAATTTAGAGGTTGTAAACCAAGGACCGTCAGGGGTCAACGTACTTAATTCATGGGTCGCATATTGAACTGGGAATTGTCCGTTTGCTTTTGGTAAGCCTGAAGTCAGGTTGATTGACCTACCAATAGCAATAATTGGATTGAATTCAGATCTAACAGTAAATCCAGCTTCCCAATAATAAGGATAGCCAATTAATCCGGTTTCAGGACTTAATTCGACCACAATATCGTCTCTTGTACCGCCATTGGGGAAAATAGTGACAGAGTTGTTTTCAATAATCAAAGGCAAAGACGCAGCTCTTGCAACGGTTTGAATTTGATCTATCAATGATCCTGATAAGTATTGATTTTGAATAACAGCATGAGCACCTTTAGGATTGTTAAAAGTCCAATCCGAGCCCAATAAATTAGTTAATGAAGCAATAATATCTTCAGCGTTTTGCGCCCCTTGATAGGTATTTGGAGCTGACGGAGCTGCTTTGTTGTAATAGCCAGCCACTGCAGCGCATACAAAACTTACCTCGGGAAGATTTGATAGATCAATAAAGCTGGAAATCAAAGTTCCTGAAAATACCTGATTTAAAGTACCGCCTTGGTTTCCAGCAGAAACGGTTACGGCTTGATTTTGAACTGCCACCATGTTTGAACCAGTGCTTGAATACTGGTTCATTTGATCTAAGGTCATTCCATAGACCTGCAGTTGAAGCTGTCCAAAAGCGTTATTGCCACCCGGATTAGTAATGACGGCAGAGCAACGCAAACCCTCAAGAACCAAAGGCTCAGAATCTGCGCTTGAAAATGTCAAATTAATCTGACGGACTGCAAAAGTCATGATTGATAAACCAATAAATAACGAGATCCTAAGCCAGTATAGTAAGGATCAGTGGTTCCTTGGGTGTCAAAAAATGCTAATTGACCATTAAATCCATAATATTTTTCACGAACCAATCCTACCAAATTTAAGCAAAGTACCGAATTTACGCAAGGATTGTTATTGACAGTCATGTCAAAATAAAGTCCATTGCTTTTTTGAGATAGGCTAATAGCACAACTTTGACCATTTAACTGAATGGTAAATTTTTGAACAGCAACGGCAATAATTGGAATTGTCTGAATTGTCATTTTATTCCTATGCCTGATACTGAAGAAGCGTTAAATGATCCAAAACTTCCTTTAGGGGTATTTGGAGAAAGCTGACCAAGGCTAGTGCTACTTGCTCCCGAAGGGGAGGCAGTAGGAACCACTGGTTGCTGAGCAATTCTGATCTCTTGAAACCATAATTGAGCAATGATTAAAGTTGCCCCTTGTCTTGCTTCCCTGCGATAGTCAACATGAATAAGGTTGCAACTTTTATAAGTACCGTTCGGAGTAACCACGCTGCAAAGAGTCAAAGAGCTTAAAAGCTTTTCAATCGCTGCCAAAAACGCTTCCTTGCTCATTTTTCCATTACCGCTACACGATACTGTCACCCGACAATCAAAAGGCATAGCCACTTTGTTATAGCTTTGAAAACTACCTTCCTCAAGCGGATAAATAGGAATTTTGTATTCTTCTCGATATTCAAAATCGACAAAAGAATCGGGGGTTAAAAGAGCTGATCCGTTTTCGTCAACAATTCCCCAAGTTGTCCCAAATAAATTGAGAGGAAGAATCTCTCCGACAATAGTTAAGGCTGCAGCCACAAATTGAGAATTGTTGCTACGAGCTAAAGCGGGTACTCCGGGTAAAGCTGGGACATTAGGGTAAGGAATATTTGGCATTATCTATTTCCCTGTACGCCTAGATTAATCAAAGAATTATTTTGCAACGCACCACGCAAGCCATTAGCAACGCCATTGGCATCGGTAGCTTGAGTTTGTACGTTGATTGTGTTGATATTGGTTTGCACATTGCTTCCTGTATTTCCACCAGCACCAACTGGGGCAGTCGCTTTTGCCCCGACCATACCTTCGTGAGCAGACATTGCTTGCTGCACTGCAGAAAGCTCGCCCATGCTCAAAGGTTTATTTGGGTCAATGCCTGTTTTTTTGGCAACGTCAGCAATGTAAGCATTCGTATTGGCAGCTCCATTTTCTCCAGCAGGAGACCATTTGCTAACAATCTTAGAAATGGTATTGCTGCCACCTTTTGCATACCCCATGAGCAATGAAGCCATTGCGTCTTGACCTGTTTTTAGATCAGGAAAAATAGCAAAACGCCCATCGCTACCAGTTGCGCCAAGTTTACGAGCAAAATCACCATACTCAATATTGCCGGGATTGTTGTTTCGCATATTGCGAGGAACGCCACCAGCACCGCCACCTTTTCCTGAAGCTTTATCCTGAGCTGCATGAATACGGACTATTTCCTCGTCTTCACCCTTGTTTAAGCCTTCGCTATGGAATAACAATGCAGCAGCTCCAAAGAGCTTAGAAAACGCTGCTGTAAGCCCTTCACCAACAGAAATGCCAACAATCTTTAATGAAGATAATGCGCCTTGCAAAGTTAAAGCTGCGCCACCGATCAAAGTCAACTGAGAAAGGAAACCGTCAAGCTTTTTATCAGCATTGACAAACCCTTCAAAGAAAGCAGTACCACCTTGAAGAACTGCACTTAAAGCAGGAGCAAGCTCATCCATGAGGGCATTTTTAGCCTTGGAAAATGCTTGACTGGTTTCTGCCCATTGCTTTTGAAGCTTTTGAGCATTTTTGGTATTTTCTTCGGTTACGCCTGAAAGCCTGTATTGCTCGTCATAAAGCTTGCGAACCGCCTCAGATCCTTGAGAAAGGACCATATATGTCTCTTTGTTGATGCCGAGCTGCTGAGCAAGGGTAAGCGTAAGCTGCTCACCATTTTCTGCTTTAAAGCGTTTTAAAGCATCTGCCAGCTTGTAAATATCAACAGTACCCTTATTGATGTCGACAGAAGCCAATGCTCCCAATCGTGCCAATGGGGTAAGAATTGCAGCATCACCAAGTTT